GCGTCCGGTCTGGAGATCTACACCAGCGCAGGGCCTATGACGGCGCAGCGCAATGTGCTGGCCTCCAAACTGGTCAACGCCTTCCATGTTGCCGGGGTGGCCCTGCGGAGCGAACCGATCAAGCACGAGATGTATACCGTGCTCGCCAAGACGGACGCCCCCGCCGCGCTCATTGAGTACGGCTTCCATACCAACAAGATGGACACGGAGTATCTCAAGGATAGCAAGTACCGGGACAAACTGGCCGAGGCCACCGCAAAGGGAATCTGTGACTGGCTGGGCGTGGCCTGGCAGGGCGAAACGGGAGCGGACAGCGCGGAGGATACCCCGGACGTTTGGGCCGCTGAGGCGTGGCAGAAGGCCAAGGACAAGGGCGTACTGGACGGCACCCGGCCCCGCGACAATATGACCCGGCAGGAGCTGGCCGTCGTGTTGGATCGGCTGAATCTGATTTGATGGAGGTACATATCATGGACATTTCTTCTTTGGGTATTACCGGAGTAGCAGTCATCACTGTGATCTGCTTCCTCGTCGGGCAGGTGGTCAAAGCTACCGGACTGGACAATAAGTGGATTCCCATCATTTGCGGTGCGTTTGGCGCGGTGCTTGGCATCCTCGGCATGTTCATCATGCCTGAGTTCCCGGCCAGTGATTACCTAACAGCCGCCGCCGTAGGCATTGTGAGCGGACTTGCGGCCACTGGTATCAATCAGGTTTATAAGCAGTTGACTAAGGAGGGCTGATGCCCATGGAGTGGGTAGGCCCACTGATTTCCGGCGCGGCGGTCGTCCTGGTGGCAATCATTGAGGCGGTCGCCGCGCGGGAACGGAAACGTGTCAAGGCAGATAACCAAAAGAGCGACGCGCTCATGCAGGGCGTGCAGGCCCTCCTCAGGCGCGAAATCATTGCCGAGTACAACCACTACTCCGAACAACGTTATATCCCGATCTACGGCATGGAAAACGTGCTGGACATGTACAACGCCTACAAGGCGTTAGGCGGGAACGGAATGGCGGCAAAACTGGTGGAGGCCCTGAAACAACTGCCCACGGAGCCGCCGGAAGGGACGTGACTGAATGAGCGCAAGAGCGAAGTTACCGGAACCATTGGATAAACTCTTGCGCTCTCAGTTGGAGAACGCCATCCACGAGGCTGCCCTACACCGCGACGATGAATTGATCGCCAAGCGGCGCATCATTGATAAGTGGGGACAGATTGATGTTGCGGCGGAGCTGGGCTGGGATCGAAGCACAGTTAGCGACCACGAGAAATACATATTCCAGAGGGTTGAGGCTGTAGCAAAACAACTCTATACGAAAAAGGGAGCCGGGGATTAACCCGGCTCCTTTTTTAATATTTTGTTGCAAACCATCCGATACACTGAGGGATTGGAAAATTTTCGTTGTAATATCGTTTCACACAAATATGTCTTGTGTCTTTCCACCCAGTTCTTTTATCCTCTATCCCATCTTCTTCCAATACAATATCATTTTTGGAAAATGCCTCTCCCATAACATCGTCAGTATGCTGCTTGACTATATACTCTTTCATATCCTCTACATTATTAAATTCTTTTGCTTCTGACATAGCCTCTTTCAGTCCGCCTCTATGGGGCCGATATATAATCATATTTTTCACGCTCCCTTTCTATTATAAAGTAACATCTCAAAAAGTAAATACAAAAAATTACGCGAATCCCCCATAACTTCCACACAACCCCCACATGTGTGCCGCCCATGCGGGGTATTTTTATGCGACAATATAGACATGGAGGACGTGAGGATACAGGGTTGGTACACGTCGCCGCCCTCCTCACGGACTCCTTATTTTTATGGACAAGGACGTGTTTGAGATGACTTTGATTGAGAGGATGGTAGCCGCTGGCATGTCCCGCGATTGTGCCACCGAAACAGCGATGTGGTACATGGCACAGGGAGATGACGAGGGCCTAGAGGATTACGTAACCGCATTGGAGGCGGGGAGGGAGGCGCGTCAGTATGGCGTTTCCTAATTACACATACCCGGCTTATGGGGCCTACAATCCTGTTACCCCGTTTGCTCCGGCTCCACAAGTATATCAGCCCCAGCAACCTACTCAGCAACCCTCACAGACCATTCAGCCACAGAGTAATGTAAACACACAGCCCGCTTTTTTCTGCCGTCCTGTGGCCTCCAGGGAAGAAGCGCTGGGTGTTCCGGTTGACTTCATGGGTGCTCCCATGTTTTTCCCCGACCTCGCTCATAATGTGGTCTATATGAAACGATTCAATACCAATACCGGAGCTGCTGATGTGTTTGAGTTCCACGGCCAACAGCAGGCAAAAGAACAGCAGGCAGAGAACCCGGCCCCCGCTTTTGCACCGCTGGATGAATTTATGGACATGAAGGACACCATCAACAATCTGAAGGACGAAATAGAACGGCTGAAAAAGCCCACGTCCGGCGGAAAGGCAGGGAAAAAGAATGATGCCTCCGATGAATAATCCCATGATGGCCATGCTCCAGATGGCGCGGAACGGCGGGAATCCCATGCAAATGCTCCAACAGATGGCTGGCCAGAATCCACAGGCTGCCCAAGCTATGCGGCTCATTCAGGGGAAAAACCCGCAGCAGCTTCGCCAAACAGCAGAAAACATGGCGAAACAGAGGGGAACCTCCGTTGAGGAAATTGCACGACAACTAGGTATACCCATGAAATAAAATAGAGCACTCTTTATCAGTTTTCGGGTCTTGATAAAAACCGCTCTTTGGAAACATCCGGGGAGCGTACGGCCCCGATGTAATAACTGACAAAGGAGTATATACAATGGATAACGATTTTGCGACTGGCTATGCTCTTGGCTCCGACTCCAACGGCGGCAACTGTAACAATGGCGGCTTTTGGGGTGGCGATGGCTGGTGGGCTATCATCATCTTCGCCATGATTTTTGGCTGGGGCCGCGGCGGCTTCGGTGGTTTCGGCGGTGGCGGTGCCAGCACCGATCCCGGCCTCGAGGGCCTAGCCACCCGTGCCGATGTGAACGAGGCCATTGCGTTCAATGGCGTTGAGCGCGGCATCTCTGCTATCCAGCAGGGCATCTGTGACAGCACCTATGCGCTGAATAACAGCATCACCAGCGGCTTCAACAACACCAATGTGGCACTTCTCCAGGGCTTCAACGGCGTCCAGTCTCAGATGTGCAACATGGCCGCTCAGGCACAGGACTGCTGCTGCCAGACCCAGCGCGCTATCGACGGCGTGAACTACAACATGGCGACCAACACCTGCGCCATCCAGAATACCATCCAGAATAGCACACGAGATATCATTGACAGCCAGAACGCTGGTACTCGTGAAATCCTGAATTTCTTGACTCAGGATAAGATCGCCTCCCTCCAGTCTGAGAATCAGGCGTTGAAGTTCCAGGCCAGCCAGACCGCACAGAACTCTTATCTTGCTGCCATGTCTGACGCTCAGACCTCTGAGCTGATTCGGCGCATCAACCCCATGCCCGTACCCGCTTACCAAGTGCCCGCCCCCTATCCCTATTGCGGGACCTACAGCAGCGGCTGCGGCTGTGGCTGCTAAACTGGTCGAAATCGACCACTTTAAATTTCCGGCTCTGCCGTGACTATTTCGGGGCGGCGGGCTAAATGTCTGCCGCCCCTGATTCTTGGAGGTATTTTATGTCTTGTAAGCCTGTTTGCCGCCTGTGCGACAACCTGGTGCTAAGCCAGGCGGTCACCTTTACCGGCGGCAACCTTGAAATCAATCTGCCTGCCGGTGCCTACAACAACGGCGGGAAGTATTGTATTGTGGTAGCCCAGTCCATCCCGGCCACAACTACCATCAATGCACCTGTGTACATTACTATTGGTACGGGGACAGAGCTATATCCCCTTACCAAGCGTAACTGCGCGCAGGTGACTGCCTGCGGCATCCGTACTCGCACCCGATACTCCGTCTGTGTGGTGACTACCCCCACCGGCGGCTCGTTCCGCATGCTGGGGCAGCCCTGCTGCTCTCCCAGCAACAATCTTGCCAGTATTGACGGCGGTGCTGCACCCGCCCCTACGGCGTAAGGAGGGGTCAAAATGAAACGATCTACTCGGATGATGCTCATGTCCAGTGGCAACAATCGTCGCTACAACGACGGACGGAGCTACGACAACTACGATGTCGATGATAAGTTTCGTGACCGCCATGGCCGGGAGCATTACGACAATGGCCGTTATGCACCGCGCTCTGAGATGATGGAGCCGGAGGATCGGGGCTATCGTCGTTACTCTGATGGACGCTTTGCCCCACGCAACGATGGCGGCATGTGGGTAGAGAACCGCTACTGGGATGACCGGATGTACGGCCCTCAGTCTCACTACGGCTACCCCTACGTCCCACCGGTCTATCGGGAGGATGGGAGCGCATACACAGAGCGACGGGAGATGAATCGGCCAATGAACAAAATCGGATTCGCTATCTCTGGAGAAGGAGAAATGAGAACTCCGAGAGAGTTTGACCATGACTACCGCATGGACGAGATGGCGTACAGAAAAGGTGGAGAACGCATGACAGGTTATGGGGCTGCTTCCGGCTATATCCCTTTCACGAAGGAGATGGCCGATGAATGGTCTAAGCATATGGATAACGAAGACGGCACCCGTGGCGCTCACTGGACGCTGGAGCAGGCAAAGCAGGTCATGGCCCAGCGTGGGATTGAGTGCGACCCTGTCCAGTTTTGGGCGGCCCTCAACATGGTCTATAGTGACTACGTTAAGGTAGCCAAGAAACACGGTGTTGGCGATAAGATTGATTTTTACGCCGACATGGCAAAATCGTTCCTGTGTGATAAGGACGCACCAGAGGACAAACTGGCCCGCTACTACGAGTACATCGTGAGGGGCTAAACAAGGGGCGGGGGCAATAGCCTCCGCCCTCTATTTTTGAACTTTTTCATCGGTTTGCTATTTGCACATATTTACACCGAAAGTTACGCACTAGCTACATACTAGATACAAAAAATCCTGCAACCATTGCAATTACTAGGTTTCTTTTTCTGAGGAATTACAAACAGATTAAAAGTCAATCTAATTTTAGAACTAAAAATACTAGAACAACAATAAAAATCCACAACAAAAACAACTTTTTTGAACTTTTTGTTCGTTGTTCTATTTGCACATATTTAAAAAGAAAGTTACAAATACTTAGGAAACCTTCTGGATCTCTTTAGCCAAAAACGAAACATCTACGTGCGTATAGTGCTCGGTAACATCTCCATCGGAATGCCCTAAGATACGCTTTATAGCGACTTCGTCCACCCCGGCCATCCTCATCCGAGACGCGGCGGTATGTCTGCACCAATGAGGGGTTGCGGAAGGAAGTCCTAATTCTTCCATAACTTTAGAGAATAGCGGGCGGTATTTGTATGCGGGGATTGCATTCCCGTCATCATCACAGATAATAGTTTTACCGCCCCTGGACAGCCACTTGGTCAGATATGGCATGATTTTAGGATGCACCGGGACAATGCGATTTTTCCCGGCCTGGGTTTTTAGACCTCCTTGCAAATAATTCGCCTCCGAATGATACGAGAATCTGGTAAGCCCCAAAAACTCGGACACCCGGAATCCAGTATAACATAGCATTAGTACGGTATCAGCCCAAGGGAATCCAGAGGACGCCAGGTTCTCCAATTTACGCATTGTGATATCATCAAAAGCACCCTTTTCGTGCTTTGCTTCAACTCCTGGAAGTTCCACAAAAGCGGAATAGTCTTTATACACGATATCGCGCTCTGTTGCGTGCTTAAAAAGTGCTTTCATAAGCATTTTGTCATTGCTAATACTAGATTTCGATAATCCGTTTGCCTCGTCTTGGTCAATAATAGATTGTAGGTCGTCAATCGTAACCTTGCACATATCCTTTTTTTCTAGCACACAGAGGCGCGCCCAAGAAGCCTTATAGCTGGCGATAGAGGCAGTTCCTGCCTTTGCATACTTTTTGGCAGACCACTGATTGTATACGTCTCCCCAGGTAACGGCGAGTGACTTTGCCGGGATATTAGATGCCAAATATTTGTCAAGGGCCTCCTGTGCTTCTTTGGCAGTTCTGTGGTAGGATAGATACTTTTGCTTCCACAGTCCGGGCCGCTCCAAATACGACACCCTGACGGCGTATCGGTTTCTGCGGTTTGGCCCAAGATTTACAATACTTCCAGTTCCATTCGCTCTTCTCATTGACTTTTCCCCCTATTCTGGTAAAATAAAGGGGTGATAATGGCGGCCAAACCTTATCACCCCTATGTGAGCCGCTCCTGGTGTTCCAGCACCGGGGGCGGTATTTTTATTGCGCTTTTTTCAGTTCGGCGATTTCCTGATTCATGGTGCGGATCGCCAGCTTAAGCACGGATACTTCGTTTCGCAGTTCCTCGATTTCACTTTTTGGCGTGATGGCGTCCATAATGACCTGCTGTCCCTCGGCCAAAAGGTTAAATCGGGTTGTGACCTCCGTGTCCAATAAAACCTTTACATCGTGCATGATGTCCTGTTTCTGCTGTTCCAACAAGCCCTTCGTTTCAGACATGATGTCTTGTTTCTGCTTCTCCATCAACTGTGCGATTGCCTGCAAATCTTTTTCATCCAGCATACTATATCTACCCTTTCTATTTACTGCAACGGCATGCCCGCCTTGTCCCGGAAACTGCCTACGGCGATCATAATGATGTCGATAATCCAGCCGACTCCAAGACAACCAGCAGTCAACAACCAGATAATTCCGGTTCCGAGTTTCCCGACATAAAAACGGTGTATCCCAAGACCGCCAACGAAAATAGACAAGAGCAGAGCGACGGTTTTACTTTTATAGGGGTAATCGCTTCCATTGTTATTGATAATTACCTGAGACGGGTCTTGCCTGAGCGCCTCGATTTGTTTTCCGCACTTAGGGCAAACAACACAGTCAATGTCGATGCGCTCGCCACAATATTTACAAAACTTTTTGGGCGATTCGGGTGGAGTGGTCTGGCCGACTTCTGGGTTAGTCCCGTTGATAGCTTCATTTTCCATATCCCATTCTCCTCTCTATTTTACCGCACTCTGGCGGTTCTTTTACGCTCATGCAAAAGTCCGATAATCCGTGCATTATATCGGAAGCGATCAAACGCGCACAGAAAATTTACACTTCTTTTTTGGTGATATTCCCATCTTGAAAAATGGAACTAATGTTCTATAATAATAGTCAACAGAAACAAATTTTCCAGCATCGACAAAACCTGACAGAATATAAGGTAAACAGGGCGTATAGTGCAAACAGAGGCTACAAAATGTGCCAAAATTAGAAAAATTACATAGTTCTGATTGGGAGTGGCACAAACTGGGAGGAGGGCGCGAAATGACGCCGAATGGAGAAACTGTTGATATGCTTAAAAAAGAGATTGAACTTGTCACGGAGCGGAACAAAAATGAAACTTATTTGAAATCGCTCCTTACGCGCGCCCTCGTCCTCGAAAAACTACATAATAAGTGATAAAAAAGGCTCCGGAAAACCGGGGCCTTATTTTTTTGTAAAGCCGTCTATCAGTTTTCTGATGGCGGCTTTTTCGTCGTCCTCCATAAACCAATATGCCTTAATAATCCGCTTAATCAGATCATCATCAGACATGTGGATCTGCTCCGTGACTTCGAGGAACTCCTCGTCCTCGTCCCTCTGGATATGGGGCTCTCCTTCTCCGGTACGCAGCCAGAGCTCGGAGATGTTAAATTCACGGCAGATGTCGGCAATGGTGCGATCGCTAGGAATGCAGTTTGGATCTTTTCCTAATTTGGAAATGTATGCTGGAGTAACGTTAATTTTACGGGCAAAATCACTTTTGTTTCCGCCCTTTTCTTCAACCACTTCCATAATTCGCTCAGCTATGGTTTTCACTATTTACACCTCCTACTCTGTACAACGAAGTATATCATGGAGATAATCAAAATGCAAGAGAAAAATTCAACTGGGTTGAAATAAATGCTTGACATTTAAACTTGGTTGATATATTATTGTACCAGGTTGAAAGCTTGTCAGGAGGTGAAACTATGCATGTGAATTTGGAAAACCTGGCCGATGCCCAGAGTATTGCCGACAACCTGGCCCTTCTCCCCAAAGAAGCGCTCCTCTATATCGCTGGATATGCTGAGGGGCGGCGGGACAGGCCCGCACGGAAACGCAAGAAGAAAGATAGCACCAATGGAGAAAAAGAAGCCCGCCCCTGACGGGGCGGGGAAGGAGGTAAGTGGGGTGAAGATCATCATTGAGGCTGATTCTAAAGAAATTGCTGACCTCGTACTTACACTACAAAGCCAGCAGAATCAAGATGAAATTGCTAAGAACTATACGATAGATATCTTTGGAAACAAATACCTCGATTACGAAAGTGGGGGCCGGGGATGTTCCAATGGATAGCTTTAGCTTTTGCTGGTTTTGAAATTGGGTACATATTTATTTACTGGCTCTTTGATGAGGAAATAAATGCGAGAACGGTTTCTGCGCTTTCCGCAATAACGATTTTTTGGATAGCAATGCATTTCCTTGTTTCATAAATTTAAGGGAGCACAACAAAAAGCGCCCCGGCCAGTGTTGCACCACCGACCAGGGCATGACACCACGTGAAGCAGCCACGAGGTATCGGAGACAGTATATCACATCCTCCGGCCTCTGGCAAGATTGGAGGATTTTTTATGACCAAAGATGGGCAACTCAACGAGAGTAGCACGAAGCGGGAGATTGAGAACCGCTTCAGCAATGCACGCCGCGTCATGGACGACCTATGCCGGGCTTACTATGGGATGACTTGGGATGAGCATGAGCGGCTCCACGGGGAGAAGGGAGGCGAAAACGATGAGGCCAAGAACCAGAGCGCGGCCGCCGATCCCAACGGACGCTGAGATACTAGCGTATGACAATGTTCCAGTGGACGTTGCGGCCCGGTATTTAGACTGGCCGGAACAGACGGTAAGGCTGGCGCTCAGAGAGGGCCGGGCAACCTTCGGGATTGCGGTCAAGGACAAGGCGCTTACATACAAGATCAGCCCCGGCGGGCTGGTTAAGTACAAGCGGGAGGGCGTACCGTGCTTTGACTACGAAACCATCGTACACATGATACGGACGGCGGTGGCGAGCACCATTCAAAGCGAAATGAGCGATTTCAAGACAGAGCTTTTCAACTAATGAAAGAGAGTGAAAATTATGGGAGCACAAACCGAGCGCGACAGGCGCGCAAAGGCGTACAGCTACCGGGCCTACCGCCGCCGGGTACAGCAGGCGCAGGCGGTGGCCCAGCGGGTACAACTGGCGGTGGTTGCCGGAGCGGCGCTGGTGCTGGCTATTCTGGTGGCGGTCAGCCTATGAAGAAACAACTGATCGTGACCATTGCATATCTCTTTCTGCTGCTGGCGCTGGTTGCACTAGTTGAAATCATCTGGAACCAGGAGCCGGAGCAGCCAGCCATTGAAACCCCGGCAGTAACCACCACCCCGTCCCCCACGCCCACCGGACCGCTCACCATCCAGATCACCGGACTGGAGGGCGCGGAGAGCATCGACGACGTGTGGGCGGTCATTGAAATCCCACATTGAGGAGGGAGCAAAATGGACTTAAAAAAGATTTTGGACGAGCATCTCCTTTGGCTGAATGGAGAGGGCGGCAGCCGTGCCGACCTGCGCAATGCCGACCTGAGCAATGCCGACCTGTTCGGTGCCAACCTGCGCGGTGCCAACCTGTTCGGTGCCAACCTGCGCGATGCCGACCTGCGCAATGCC